AAATTGAAAATATGACAACCACTACAACTGTTGGTGGGAGTGTGGATGGTGTTCCCAATAACCAAGCTCACATTTATAAAAAAAGAATTAATTTTACTGATGATGAACGTAGTATTAAAGTGGAAAGTGCTTATGAATTTTTACATCGTAAGCTTGTCGGATTTTAATAATGAGTTTTAATGATTTAGCAGAATATCGCAGAAAAATATTAAGTTACTCCAAGGTAGCAACAGGAACAATCCGTCCTGGCAATATGTATGCATATGGTTACGAATTTGATGAAACAAAATATTCTGATGACATTATAAAATTTTTTGATCACATGCCACTTTCTTTCATTGTTCAAGTTATTCCAAAACATGATATTGTTCAAGGTGTAAATCTTCATCATATGCCACTACAAATTCGTGAAATGTGGTTTAAACGAATTAAATTAGTTACCAAAATAGGAAACTTGTTAAGGTTAGGAAAAAAGGTCGATAGAATTTCATGGATAAATTATCAACGCATGAATATGATTTTTAGAGAATCAAAATATGCTGTTCGCAATTATAAGATAGATAACATTAGAGATTTGAGATTAATAGCTTTAGAAGATGTTGAAGAATTGCTACAATATTATGCTCAAACTTACTATAGTACTTCTTATCCACAAATAGTTTCACAATTTGCAAAACAAAAAGCAGGTAAATGATGACTCCTTTCAATCTCTTTAAATTAATGTCAATTCAGGATAACCCCTTCGCGAAAATTTTTCAACGTACTTCTAATAAAGTTGAAACAAAACGTGAAGAAGAAGAAATAAAAAATAGTCAGGGTATTTCTGAAGAACAAATTGAAGCTATGAGATTAGCTGCATCTCTTGGCATCTCTTCCGACATGCATTCTAACTTCATTGACTTTGAACCTTTATTAATTTGTAAAAGAGATAGAATTGGTAAATACCGTGAAATGGCTCTTTATGCTGAATGTAATGATGCTATTGATGTTATTACAAATGATGCCATCATTGAGGGAACTAATGGTGATATTTTAAGTCTAAAAATTAACAAGATGAAAATTTCAGGTAATAAAATTCCTGAGAATGTAGAAACACGAATGCGTTCTGCTTTTGAATACTTAATTACAGACATACTAAAATTTAATGAGAAAGGTGAAGATTATTTTCGCAAATGGCTTGTAGAGGCTGAACTTTATCTCGAAATTGTATCAGATCAAGCTGGAAAAAATATTGTTGGGGTACGTACACTACCTGCTTGGACAATGGTTCCAATTTACGTTGAAGGTAAAATTAGTCATTATTATCAGATACTGACATCAGATATAACCCTTCAAAATATTCTTAGTAAAAATTTTAAAGATGGCATTGACGCTCGTCGTTTTGAAAAGAATCAAATTGTTTATATCAATTATGGCAGTTATGGAGATAGTTTGTTGGATGTGAGAGGATATCTCGAAGCTTCTTCTCGTACATACAATCAGCTACGTAACTTAGAAGATGCTATTATAGTGTATAGGTTGGTGCGCGCCCCCGAGCGTAGAGTGTGGAACATCTATACTGGTCGTCTCACAAAAGGAAAAGCAGAAGAATATATTAAAGATTTAATTAGAAGATATAAAAAGAAAAACATTTATGATCCAGCTACTGGTATGATTGATTCTCAACAAAATGTTCAAGCTATAACTCAGGATTTCTGGTTCAGTAAGGATGAGTCTGGCAATGGTACTACGGTTGATACCATAGGTGGTGGTATGAACTTAGGAGAAATAGATGACTTAACATATTTCCTTCAGAAATTTTATAAGACGTTGAAGCTACCATCATCACGTTGGATGAATCCAGGAGAAAATAATTTTAATGCTGGTCATGGTGGTGAAATTACAAGAGAAGAAATTAAATTTTCACGTTTTATTCAAAATCTCCGGAAGCGTTTTAAATATTTGGTATTGATACCTTTTACACAATTGTGCCGTATGCGTGGTATTGATGAAATGTATATTAAACGTGGTGTCATTGATATTGAATTTAATGAGTCAAATTTATGGAAAGAATTTAAAGATCTTGAAATTTTAGAAGCTCGTTTTGGAATGTTTTCAAATGCTGATTCATATATTTTTAGTGTAGAAAATCCAGGAGGATATTTTTCACGTGAATACGCACTGCGCAATTTCTTTAGAATGAGTGATGAAGAATATGAAAAGAATAAGAAATTATTAGAACAAGAAAAAAAGGACGTTCCCCCACCGGAAGAAATAACAGATGAATAACAGATGAATCACCAGAGGAAGAAATTTAAGTTCAGGTATGATTCAAATATAAATAAAAGTAACAAGGAGGAAATATGAGTGATACATTAATTAAAACTTTGCAAAATAGTGAGTATTCGGAATTGAAGGATAACATTGAGCAAGTTGTTGCAAAAAAGATTGTTGGTAGAATTGCTGAGAAACGTGTTGAAGTTCTCAAAAAAATAAACGGTTTTCAAGGCACTCCCACAGGAGAATAATAATGAAATTATTGACGGAATTCACTGATTATAAATCGTTAGAAATTATCACTGAGCAAGTTGAAGGGAAGCCAACAACATACAGAGTTAAGGGTCCTTTCCTCCAAGCGGAGGTTCGGAACCGCAATGGGAGGGTTTATTCTGGTGAAGTTCTTCAACGTGAAGTTAAAATTTTTAATGAGCAAAAAATTGCAACAAAAAGAGCAATGGGAGAATTGGACCACCCACCAACACCATCAGTTAATTTGGAAAGAGTTTCACATTTAATTGAATCACTGTATATGGATGGTAATAATGGTATAGGTGTTGCAAAGTTGCTTGATACCCCTTGTGGACGAATTGCTAAATCACTCGTTGATGAAGGTGTGAGTCTTGGTGTATCAACAAGAGGAGTTGGCTCACTTGATGGTGCTCATGTTAATAAAGACTATAAATTGATAACTGTAGATTTGGTAGCAGATCCAAGTGCACCTAATGCTTTCGTTGATGGAATTTTGGAAAATCGTGAATTCATAATTGAAAATGATAGAATTGTAGAAGTTGCTATACAACACCTTGAAAAGGATATTGCTCAAAAAGCTGACTCTTCATCGGTGTTAAAAGCAGTTGTACAATTTCTTGACGAAGTGAGATGTGGTTGGTCTCTCAACAGGTAAAATATAAATACCAATAAACGTTCCATGAAAACAAGGAGGACGAAATATGACAATTTTAGAAAAACTAAAAGATGTGTTGGAAGCTGAAGATCTTCAAAAGCTTAATGATTATATTAAGACAATGGTTGAAGAAGAAGTTGTGAAACGTGTAGCTATTATTGCTGAAGAGCGTACTACAAAGTTGGATGTTATGGCTGAAAAATTTGTAGCACAACGCGTTGCAGAAGAAAAAGCTAAACTTGAGCAAGAAAATCAGAAGGCTTTGGATGAGATGGAAGATCGATTGATCGGTCAACTAGATTCTTTTCTTGAAGAAGAAATTAATGCTAATATTTCTGACAAAGCTCTTGAGAAAGTGGCTATAAATGAGACTTTGCTTCCTATCGTTACTGGTATTAAGAAGCTTTTTGAAGAGTCACATATGGAGCTTGATTCTGAGGGTTCAGCTCTTTTGAAATCAATGCAGGAACAAGTTGAAACTCTTAAAACTGAGCATTCAAAACTTATTGCTGAGAAGATGGAACAGAGTGTATTGATTGAAGCTGCTGCAAAAGATCGCATCATTTCTGAAAAGATTAATGGTCTTACTGAAGAGCAAAAGGTTCGTGTAAAAACTTTTGTTGAGTCTAAAGATTTCGAATCTGTACAGACTGATATTGATCGCATTATATCAATTGTTATCGAGGAAGAAAATAAAGTTGGTCATGCAATCAATGAAGAAGTTGTAAATGCGGATATTGTTCCTCAGGGTGATGGCATTGCTAAGGTGAAACCAACTGTAGAAAAGTCTACTAGTTCTATCGCAGCTGCCGCAGCTCGTTTCATGTAATAGAGGTAGGAACTGATTAAAATATAAATAATTTGGACTTTCAAATTACTTTGTGTTGGATAAATAAAAAGGAGGATATACTATGAGAAAGAAGATTGAAGAATTAGTAGAAAAATGGAGTTCACAGGATGAGTATGGACGTCTTGCTATTGATGAAAGTGTAGCTAAAAATGAAACCATCATGAATAACCTTGCCCAGCTTATGGAGAACCAAGAAACAAAGGATTGGTCTGGTAATGATGTTTTGAATGAAGCAGCTCAATATGGTACCAGTCTTGGTAGTCTTGGTGGTTCAATTGACGGAAGTTCAAATGCAGATGCTTACAAGTTTAAGCCTATCTCTTTGGCTCTTGTTCGCAGAACTTATCCTGCTCTGTTTGCTAACAAGTGTGTTGGTGTTCAGGCTATGAATACTCCCGTTGGTCTTGCATATGCTCTCCGTGTTGTATACGGTGATGGAAGTGGTGTTGAGGCTGGTTGGGATAAGGTTCCTAACTACAGTGGATATACTGGTAGTGGTGCTGGAACATCTTCTTCTGCTTATGATACGGGTACTGGTGCTGCCACAAGTGCTGGTGAAGGTTGGGAAATTTTGGGTGATGTTCGTACATCAGCTTTTGCTCAAAATGATACGATGCCCGATATCACATTGAAAATTGATCAACAGACAATTGAAGCAAAGACACGTAAACTTGCAGCTAGCTTCTCTCTTGAGACTGCTCAGGATCTTCGTGCAATGCATAATCTTGATGTTGAGCGTGAAATCGTTAACATCCTTCAGTATGAAGTTATTGCTGAATTGGATCGCGAACTCATCTACAAGTTGAAGGCAACCGCTATTGATACCACAAAGGGTGGTTATGCTGCAGTCGCTATTGACATGGCAACTTCTGCTATTGATGGACGTTGGAGCCAAGAGAAGATTTCTTCATTGGTAACTGCAATTGTTCACCAATCAAATGTTATCAGCACAAAGACTCGTCGTGGTTCTGGTAATTTTGCAGTAGTTTCTCCTGCTGTTGCAACTGCTTTGCAAGCTGCTCGTCCAGCTTTCGCCGGCAATTCTTCAAGCATTATTGGACAAGCTGCTGGCATTACTCAGATTGGTACTATCAACAATCGGATCGCAGTTTATCTTGATCAGTACGCTCAGACTGATTA